CAGGTTTACGGAGATGGCACAGGTAAGTTGGCAGTGGTAGTTTCACAGCCTTCTGCTACAACCTTGACCGTTGACACCGAGCACTACCTACAGGTCGGAATGACTTTCGACGTTGTTGACCCAACAACTGGTGTAAAGCAGCAGTCAGGTGCAGCAAGCACACTAGAAATCACAGCAATTAACGAAACCACTAACACAATCACTGTAACCGGTACCCTAGGAACCTTCACCACTAACATCAACGCTGGCGACTACCTAGTCCGTTCTTCCAACGGAGTAAACTCCTTTGGTAAGGAATGGACCGGTCTAGGTGCAATCGTTAAGGCGTCTGGTACTCTACACGACATCGATCCAGCTACTTACCCAGTATGGAAGTCAACAGAGGTGGCTCTTGGAACTCCAGGAACCGCAACTGGCGCTCTAACTGAGTTGGCTTTGATTAACCTAGTACAGAAGGTAGACAAGCAGGGTGGCGACGTGGATGTAATCCTAGCCTCCCCAGGTGTCTTCAACGCTTACTGGGATCTACTACAGGGCCTACGTCAGTTCACCAACGGTGCAACCCTTGAGGGTGGTCAGCGTGCGTTCTCATTCGACGCAGTTGGCAAGCCAATCAAGTTCGTATCGGACTACGCAGCTCCAACTAACACCTTGTACGCGCTAAGCTCGAAAGAGATTGTGGTTAACCGCAAGCGCGACTGGGCATGGATGGACCGCGATGGTTCTATGTGGTCACGTGTCGCAGACACCGACGCATACGAAGCACGTTACTACCAGTACTCTCAGCTAGGTACCTACCGCAGAAACGCACACGCGGTACTATCTAACATCACCGAGAAGTAAACAGTAAATAATTGCCCGTGGGGATAGACCCGTCTCATCTATCCCCACGGGTTTTACTTTATACTTAACTTAGGAGGCAATAAATATGAGCTATATAGAATTTGACAAGATTGACGGGCTGTACTCGCCAGATCACCGTAGGGTAGCTGAGGTAATTACTGACCTTTTTCCTACAGTTAGATTAATCCGAATAGATTCGCTACACCCATCTTTTACCCCAGAACGGCCATTTGCGCTAATAGATGAGCCACACATGCTACCACCGTACGTAATTAGATACATGCGGGAGTCAGAAGTGGACCAAAGGCTTGTTGCTTGGCTTGTAGAAAACAACATGCACGATGCCAACTCAAAGGTAAACAGACTCCAGATTTTAGAAATGGCAGAAGCCGCCATGAAAGCCAAGCGTGAGCTAGAATGGATGGAGGAAAAGAAGGACATGATGAAGTCCGTCGTAAGTTCCCGTAAGAACGAGTACCGCCACAATGGAAAGGTAATTAGGAAGTAATGCCAGCAGAACTATTTACTAAAACTGCCCTAGACGTCATAACCCGCGTTAAGACTCAGTTCGGAGACTCCTCTGGAGCCCAGATTACTGACGAGGCGATTATTCGTTGGATCAACGACGGCCAGCAGGAGATCGTAAACAATAACGCAATCCTAAAAGATGTTAAGTACTCAAACGTTGTAAAGGGTCAGGCTGAGTACAGCTTCCCAACCGACAAGGTTCAGTACATTGAGGCTGTTTCAGTAAACAACAGGCCGGTAAGAAACCTCTCTGCTCAGGGAGCTAGAGAGTACATTCTTCAGCAAGATCCTCAGTCAGAGCAAAAAGCAGACATGCCGCTTATCTGGTACGAGCGTGCTGGCATAATTACTTTTTACCCAGTTCCAGACAAGGATTACACAAACGGCTTAAAACTTGAATACGTTAAAATGCCTACTGACGTAACTACCTCAGGAAATCTTTTAGCTATCCCGGACCGCTACCTAAATGAACTTGTTAATTACTGCATGATCCAAGCCCTTGAGTTCGATGAAAATTACGGAGCTGCGCAGGCAAAAGCTGGTCAGTTTAGAGAAGGCTTAGACCGTATGTACCTAAAGGAGAACTTGTCACAGAACGATCTGTACGAGCAGATCCTACCGGACCCGTTGGATTATGTCTGATCTAGTACGGGAGCGCTCTGCCGTACTAAACAACTTTTCCGGAGGTCTAAACAATTTCTGGGATCCTTCGGCTATCGCTGAAACAGAAGTGCCATTCCTGCAAAATCTAGAATTTTCACCAACTGGTGCTTTATCATCCAGGCCTTCTATATTTGACACTGGCGCAACGTTTCCTCAAGCTAGCACTTTTTTTAACATCTTGGGTTACTACGTATCTCAAAATGGCACACGATCTGCAATAGTGGTATCGCCTACAAAAACTTACATCTGGAACCTAGCTAGCACTTGGACTGAGATCTGGGCTTTTCCAGCAGCTGACTTTGTGCAATATCAAGACTATGTAATTATGTGCCGCATTGATGGAGCCGGTGCATACTACAACGCCAACGGAGCGCCGGGGTACAACGCGGGTACTGGCTTGTGGGATGTTGCTGGATCAACTACCTCTACTATTGCAACCATGCCAGCCGGTAGAGGTATCGAGCTACACCAAGAGCGCCTATTCCTATTTGGCCCACTAAACACTGCTTCTCAGTCCATTATGTACTGGTCTAATATCTCAGGAGAAATAGACGGATTTCCTGGCAAGGACTGGCGCTGGTGGGAACCTGGAACTAACCTAGTCTCCGTAAACGGAGGAGATGGCCAATGGATTACCGGTCTAGTTGCTGGATATAACGACATTACAATCTTTAGAAATGCTTCAACGTTTAGATACACATTTAGCGAACTTCCAGAAGAGGGTACTATCGCTAAAGTACAAGACGGCATTGGAGCCGAGAACCAGTTCTGTATAGCCCGTTACGAGAACAGCCTTTTTGTGCTTAGCGCTGATCAGCTATACCTTTACAACAACGGAAACTTTACTTCGCTAAACGACCAGAAGGTTAGGTTTGAAGAAGCTGCAGGGTCACAGAATTTAAAGATACGCTACTCGGTATCTATTCTTGGTTCTCGAGCAATAGTTAATTACGGTGGCTCTATTTATGTTGCTCAGCTTAAAACTGGAACATGGTCCACTTGGAAATCAAGCACTGAAATCGGCAGGCTAGTACAGGTCCCAACTCAGGTAAACAACATTGGCGAAGCTAAATTTGCTTATGGTGTCTCAGCTAGCGCAACTGCCGCGAAGTGGAAAATGTATAAAATGCTTGATCACGTTCACGATGACAGTGATCCTGAAACAATTGAGTGTATTCTGCGCACTAAGATCTATGACTTCCAATCCCCCACCGAATGGAAAAGAATGTACTGGTGGTCTGCTGACATAATGGCATCTGGTGCCGTAACAGCAAAAGCTTTCCCAGTATCTCTATCGGCAATTCAGGCAAGCTGGGACGCCTTAGATTACTCAGGCGCAACTGATACCGAGTTTATCACCTGGGATAAAGCTGACGGTATCTGGGATAACCCTACCGCTACGGCAAACTCTGCCTCCACCGTTGTAGACACCGGGTATACCTATAAACAGCGCCTAAGCCTTAAACTGGACCACGGACTACGCTTCCGTAGGGTATACTTTGAATTGTACTTAACCTGTGACGGGACAGTTGATACATCGCCAGCCCAGATATTTAGCCTTACGCCAATGATTGGAACAAAGGCCAAGACGTCAGACAGGATAACTTAATGCCTAACACAGGTCAATACAATCCTTTCGCTGCTGGCAAAAAGGTTTACGGGTCAGGTCGCTACAACCCAACATCGGGTCCAGTTGACAAAACTGGGTATGCCGATCGCGAAAGAAAAAGAAAAGTTAAGTTGAACGCTCTTGGAGCTAGAAATAAAGCAAGCCAAAAGGGCGCTTTTGCTAGCTCTAGTGTCTTAAGGTACGGTAAATAATGGCAACTACAGCAAGCGGTGCTGGGGCAGATCCAATGGCCAGCATTCTTAACGACCCTCTATACCAAGAGGCTTTAAAGTCTTACTACAACGAAACTTACATTCCTGGTCTTACTCAAAGTCAGTACAACATTGGACAGTCAAAATCTAAGTTAGTTGAAAATGACCTAACTCGCGGTCAGGCTCAGAAAGAAGCCATTCAGAGAACCGCTGGCGGATACGCTTCCCGTGGCTTTAGATCTCCAAAGATGGTTACAAAAGACTTTGCTGGCATTCAGGGTAGAACCGCTGCTCAGCGTAGGGAAGAAGAAGCTGGAATAAACGCTCAGCAAAACCAGCAAGACGTTCTTTACGGAGCAAATCCAAACCTAGGAGGCTTCTTCAAAGACCCTACTAGCTATGGATCAATTGGTGCTGGTGCTCGTCGTGCATCTTTGGCTGAACTATTTAGCTTGACCGACAAGTATAAAGAACTAGGACTAGGATACTAACATGAGCCTTTATGGTGATACTGGAAATTCTTTTAAGAACAATCCAATAGCAGACTTTTTTGCCGGACTAGGACAGTTTGGAAAAAAGTTTGGAGAAGTTAGTCAGCAAACACAAAGAGCTCAAGTTAACCCTTACGGTTTGCCAGTCGTAAAGCCACCAACACCAACACCAAAGGTTACTCCTAGGCAGTTACCGGGGACCGCCGACGCCATGGCAAGAAGAGCTGGCGAAGTTATGCCTGGTGCTGTAACCACGCCTGGCGGAGGAGGTGGCGGTGGCTACGGCGCACCTGCAGCAGATCCAACTGCTGCAATGTTTAATCCTCTATTTGATCTAATTAAAAAACAAAGAGAAGCAGCAGACAGTCGCTACGCTGCAAACAAAGGTGAGA